AAAGGCTTTCAAAGATTTACAAAAGCAATTAATCGGAGTTAACAAGGAAATTAAAAACACCGAGTTAAGTATGGAAGCCCTTGATAATGAACAAGTCGCTTCGGAGTTGGGTTCTGTTGCTGGTGCTGTTGGCGATATGACTTCGGCTTTTGTCTTGCTTGGTGGTAGTGGTGGAGCATTAGAGGAAACCGCCCAAAACATCGAAAAGGCTTTAGGTATATCAATGGCGTTTAAGGGTGCAATTGAGGGGTTAAGCTCAGGACGTAAGCTATTCAATAACTTATTAAAACAAAGTAACCTTTTAACAAACATAAACAACCAGGCAACAAAGGTTGCTGAGGGGATATATAGTAATTTTTCTAAAAGTGTTGACGTAACATCTAAAAGCTTTAGAACATTAAAAGGGGCTATAATTGCAACGGGGATCGGTGCATTAGTTGTTTTAGTTGGTGAGTTAATAGCCAATTTTGATAAGCTAAAAGGCGCAATTAATGGGGTTTCATCCGAGCAAAAAGATTTACTTGAAGCACAAAAAGAGGGCGTTGAATTATCTAAAGAGAAATTAGATGCAATTTCAGAGCAAGAAAACATTTTAAAACTTCAAGGCAAAAGCGAAAAGGAAATATTAAACCTTAAAATTGAACAAATAAAAGCCACCATAGAGCAACAAAAAGAAGTTTTAATCCTTGAACAACAACAAAGAAAGGCGCAAATTGAAGCGGAAGAAAGAAATAAAAGAATACTTCAAGAGGTAATTGAATGGACTTTTTTAGTGCCAAGAACATTAGTAAAAGGTGTTGATTTATTTGGCGAAGCATTACAAAAAACAATTAATAAATTAAGAAGTGTTTTAGGTCAGGAACCTATTACAATAAATTTTGGTTTAGATGAAAAAGTTACGGAAGGAATAGAAAGCGTTTCTGAGTTGTTATTTGATCCTGAAAAAACAAAAGAGCAATTAGATGAAACATTAAAGGAAACTGAAAAAGGATTAACAGCATTAGAAAATAAATTAGCTGGGTTTGAATTGTCAATTATAGCATTAGATAAAAAGACGGCAGAAGAACGAAAAAAGATTACTGACAAAGTTACTGAAGATGCTATTAAATCAGCAAGAGCAAGGGAAGCGGTAGAAATAGATAGCAATAATAAACTAATCGACCAAAAGAAAGCTTTTTGGGAAACGATGGGGCAACTATCAGCCGAAGCAGCCGAGAAAGAAAGATTAAGAAGGGAAAAGGAATTAGCCGAAGCGTTAGCAGCACAAAACGCAACCTTTGATTTAGCACAAAGTGGGGTTAATGCATTATTACAATTAAATGAAGCGTTTACTGGTGAAACGGAAGCCCAACAAAAAAAGGCTTTTGAACGTAGGAAAAAATTAGAGATAGCGGGGGCGTTGATTTCATCGGCTCAAGGTGTGGTAAATATACTTTCAAATAAAAGTGCAGTTCCAAGCCCTTTTGATATTCCATTTAAGGCGGCTCAAATTGGTGTATTATTAGCCACAACCGTAGCACAAATAGCAAAGATTAAACAGCAACAATTTTCGGGCGGTGGTTCGGTATCATCTCCAAACGTTGGAGGTGGGGGAATACCGACCATCTCACCAGTTACAAATACAAGCACATTAGTACCACAAGAACCAACTCAGGTATTTGTAACCGAAACGGATATATCGAACACACAAAACAAAGTAAACGTAATTGAAGCCCAAGCGACAATAAAATAAAAATATATATTATGAAAATATTAGAATTAATAATCGATGAAAACCAAGAAGATGAGTCAGGTGTTGACTACATCGCATTGGTGGACAGCCCAGCAATACAGAGCAATTGGATGGCATTTCGTAAACAACACTTTCAAGATACATTTAACGACTATCCCGAAAGTGCGAGTAATAACGCAAAGAAAGCGTTAAGGTGGATTGAAGAACATAAGGACGAAATAAATTGCAACTATACAAGGGTAGGACTTGCAAGAGCCAACCAACTGGCAAACAAAGAAAATATTTCTTGGGATACGGTTTCAAGAATGGCGCAATTTAACAGGCATAGGTCTAACGCTGAAGTAAGTGCAGAAAATAAAAGCACACCTTATAAAGATTGCGGATATTTAGCTTGGTTATTATGGGGGGGAACTTCGGGGGTAAATTGGGCAATGAGAAAAATGGAAACCAAAGATAACTTTAAACATTCCTTTAAAATACAAGACGAAGAAAAAAGAATTGTAAGCGGTTATTTTATGATTGCAGATTTACCAATTGCCCGAATGGATGATGAAGGTAAAATGTTCTATGTTGTATTTAGAAAAGATACGATCGAAAAGATAGTTAACAAATTTATGAGAAACGGCTTTAATGCTAATATAAATTTAATGCACGATAGCAACGCAATAGCTAACGGTGTTTATGTTATTGAAAGTTTAATTATTGATAGTGAACGTGGAATTAAAGCTCCTGAAGGTTTTGAAAAAGTTCCTAATGGTTCTTGGTGGGGTTCAATGCGTGTTGAAAATGATGAGATTTGGAAACAAGTGAAAAGCGGTGAGTTTAAAGGGTTTTCTGTCGAGGGGATGTTTGGCCAGGATAAAGACTTTGAACTACCCGAAAAGGTCATTAACAAGATTAAAGAAGTAATTAAGAAATACAGAGAAAACAGAAACAAATAAAAATAAATTTATTACAAAGTGTAATAATTCCAATTATTTTATATATATCAATTAATAAACTATTATTTTATGTCTAATTTAAAAGATTTATTTAACGACATTAAAAACGTCTTTAAAGAAGAAGGTATCGAAACAGATGCCGAAGCAAGTGTTGAAACAACTCAGGAAGTTGAAACAACAGAAACTAATGATATTTCCGAAGAAGTAAAATCTGAAAAATTTGAGGACGTTGTTCTTGAAGATGGAACGGTAGCACAAGTTGAACCTGACGTTAGTGTAGGATCGGCTGTTGTTGTTGCGGTTGATGATGAACTACTTCCAGCACCCGATGGCGAACACGTTTTAGCCGATGGTAGAGCAATTGTAACCGAAGGCGGTGTAATTGTTGCCGTTGAGGAAGCGGAAGAAATGCCCGAAGTTGAAGAGGAAGTTGCTGAGGAGGAAGTACAAGAGGAAATGGAAACAGAGAAACCATTTACCGAAGCTCAAGAAAGAGAAGCTAAAAAGATTATCGAAAGCATTGTAACCGAAAGGGTATTTTCAATGGAAACAAGCATAAGCGTAGATAATGAAGAACTTAAAAAACAAGTTGAAAAATTAACAACTGCGTTTAATGGTTTATTAGAATTAACTGAAAAGTTGATTGCTGAACCAACAAAAGAAGCCGTTAAGAAAACTAAAAGCGGTTTTGCAAAATTAAAAACTAATAAAAGGGATATTATAGAAGCCCTTAAAAACAAAAACATAATTAATTAAATTTATAAAAAATGGCATTTGATGTAACAGCCCTTCCAGCTTATACGGAACAAAACGCAATGGACTTAATAGTTAAGTCGGTTGCTGGTGGTAGATTAGCACAATACGCAAACATCCAACCAGATGTAAAGACTACAACAACTATCAATATTCTTGATACAGATGTGGTATTTCAGGCTGATGGATGTTCAAGAAGTGCAAGTGGAACTACTACTTTAACTCAAAGAAATTTAACACCTGGTGCGGTAGCAATTCACGAAGATTTGTGTATGACTGATTTAGCTGCTAAGTACACAGCTTTAATGCTTAGACAAGGATTAACAGCAGAAAAAGAGGAGGTTCCTTTTGCTGAATTATACTTTTCTCAAAAAGTTGCAAGAGTACAAAAAGCGATCGAGGTTGCTGACTGGCAAGGTGATACAACTTCGGGAACTGCAAACCTTAATAAGTATGACGGTTTAGTAAAAATCATAGGTGCGGCAACCGCTGTTAATGGTAACCCGACTGGTATTACAGTAGCAACGGGAATTACAAACGCTAACGTAATTGGTATTCTTACGGGAATGGCTGAGTTAATGCCTGAAGATATTATGGATGCAGATGATTTAAAATTGTTTGTAGGAATGGACACATTCTTAAAATATCAAAAAGCGATTGCAGACGGAAATTATTTCCATTATGTTGTTGAAGGTGGATATACTGCTGAACTTCCATTAATTGGTTTCCCAAATGTAACAGTTTGTGCAACTCCTGGCCTTAGTGGTTTGGCTGCTGGTAACTGTTTCTTAATGAGAGCATCTAATATTTATATCGGTGTTGATTTACCAGAAGAAGAGTCTAACGATGTTCGTTCTTGGTATGATGACAACGATAGAATCTACAAAGTAACAATGGCATTTAGAAGAGCGGTAAACGTTGCTTTTCCTGACCAAGTTGTAGAATTCATCTTAGCGTAATTATTAACTTTATGGGGGTTTAATCGCCCCCATTTTTAAAACTAAAAATCAATGTCCTGTCTTATTTCATCTGGCATTAGCCGAGATTGCTCTGATTCTGTTGGAGGTTTGGAAGAGCTTTATCTTCTTGAGCGTTCATCTGTAACAGCATACACAGAAGCAAATAGCGAAGTAACCGCAATAACTGACGGTGGTTCAACTTGGAAAAAATTCCAATTAAAAAAAGAAGTTGGTTCAATAGTAGCCACAACAACAATAGACCCAGCCAACGGTACAAGATTTAGCGAAGGCGTGATAGGTTTTTCTATTAATAAATTTTCTGCCGTTAATACTAATATTTTAAAATTATTAATCTTAGGTCAGATAGTTGCTATTTGTAAAGATAACAATGGTAAGTATTGGGGCTTAGGTTTTCAAAGCTTTGCTGAGGGTCAATCAATGGCTGTTAATAGTGGAACAGCTTACGGTGATCGTAACGGCTACGATATTGAGTTAATGGCTAAAGAGCCTGAAGCACCATTTGAGGTTTCGGCTTCGGTTGTTGCTGGTTTAACTATTGCATAAAAGAAATTTGTTGAGTGTTCTTTCTTCATAGTTCGAAAGAGGGAAGTTATTTTAATATGGCTTCCCTTTTTTTTTAAAAATAAATATATGTTAAAAAAAGATTTAATAGGAGCGAATTGGAACGGCAAAGGTTTTTGTATTCCTATCGTTGAGGATAACATCAAGATATTAAAATTACTTGGTGCTGATGTATTTGAAGTAAAAAAAGCGAAAAAGAAGAAAGATGATACACCTGAACAATAGCACATCTACGGAGTTTGCCGTAACGCTATACGAAAAGACAACACTAACAAACCCTTTTTATTTGTTTCATTTTAAGAATGATACATCATTCAATGATTATTATTGTATCATTGCGGACACC